TGTCAAACACAGCACGTGCTACAGTTTATCGTGGTTATGCTGATGAATGGCAGCGTCTTTGGAATCTGAAATTGCGTGAGCATAAAGTTGATATTGAACGTGCAATGTTATTTGGACAGCAAGCTAGTCGTGGTGGTATTCAATATAGTGATGGTGTAGTTGGTCAAATAATAAGAAATTCAACAGCAGAAGCTAGTGGCGGTCAAATGTCATATACTGAAGATAATTCTTATTATAAGACTAACACAGCTGCTGAATGGACATATGATGACTTACTTTCTGATTTTGAAGTAATGTACGACCCTGCTAGGGGTGGTTCTGCTTCTAAATTAGGACTAGCATCATTACCAGTAATATCTTTCTTTAACAAGTTAAGTAATGGCGCAGGTTTTGTTGCTGTGTCAAGTGGAGGAACTGAAGATAATCCATTAAGATATAATTTTAATCAAAGTCAGGGTGCTTTTGGGCATAAAGTGATGAAGGTTGAAACTATTCATGGAGACTTGTCTTTAGTTAAAGAACCTTTATTTAGAGGGTTCTCTGCTGGCTTTTTAGCTTTAGTTGACCTTGACCATGTTTCATACCGACCACTCGTTGGTAATGGCGTGAATCGTGATACTTCTATTACTACTAATGTGCAACAAGCGGATGAAGATTTGCGTAAAGACATGATTCTTACAGAAGCAGGTCTTGAAGTTACTCTTCCTGAAACTCATGCACTTATTAACTTAGAAGGAGTAAACTAATGAGAAACGATGTATTAAATAAAAGTAGTGCTAGTTATGGAAATGTACCTGACTTTTATCCGAATGGATTTTCGGCTAAAACTGCTGATTTTACAGCCGCAGATGGTTACATATATCTTGTTACTAAATTGGACGGATGTGCAATTACATTGCCTGCGCCTACTCTTGGTGCTAGGATTAAGATTGTAATTGGTGCTGTAACAAGTAATAATCATGTAATGACATGTGATGCAGCAACTACGTTGTATGAAGGGTATGCTCTACTTGGAGATACAAATGATGGTACAGCCGCTCAACATGCAGTATTTGCAGCAGATGAATCAAATGATGATGCTTTTACTATGAATGGAACAACGACAGGCAATGGAGGTGTCATTGAGCTTATTGGCATGTCTGCTGCAAGGTGGAAGATTGAAGCAGTTTGTTATGCTTCTGGTACTATTGCTACACCATTTAGCTAATCCGAATAAATAAGGATTAACAGTATTTGGGTACTGTGGGAGCTGTCAAAAAAAGGCGGCTCCCGAAACCCTTGAAAAATTATGAAAAGTTGTATGCATTGCGAAACTCCCAACCCCGATGGTTGGTTTTACTGCAAGACCTGCGGTAACAAAGCTTCCAAACCGAAGTTTACAACTAACCTGTACATGTTGAGTGAGATTGGCAAGAGGACTGATATCGAGTTTTCGGCAACAACTGTTGAAGAAGATATAAAACAAAGAAATAAAAAATTGGGATACACCTAATGGCTACATTAAAAGTTAAAATACAAGAAGATATTATACTTGATAATCAAGACTATAGCTCTAAGAGAGTTTTGGAGATTTCAAGTATTGATGAGATATTTAAAAGAATAGTATCATGCCCAGCTAACAATGAAACTACTGTGGCTAGATTTAGAAGTTCTGTAGGAAATGTAAGTGGGGCTGTTGCTTATGATTCGGCTTTAGATGTTCAAGATGTAAAATATATTAGAGTAACTAATTTAGATAGTTCTAACAGTGTAAAATTGAGTTTGCAGATAGATGTTGGTGAAGATGATTCTGGTGCTGATATGTCAGCTACTATTCTAATGGAAGCTGGTAAAAGTTTTATTATGGGTTCGCCTGAAGATGGTATAGGGGCTGATGATGATGCCGCTGGTTTAGTGACAAACCTTGTAGATTTAGATAGTCTTGTGGTTCAACCCGGCTCTAACGCAGTCAATGTTGAAGTTTTTGTGGCGAGTACGTAATGGCGACTTTTGAAGCTCAGGTAGAAGGTTTAACAAGCATTTCAATAGGGGCTAATAGTGCTCCCACTCAAACGGAATTAACACAATTCCTTACGGATGGCGCTAAAGAAGTTGTAAATGTATTGCCAGCTAATCTGGTAGATTTATGTGCATCCTCACAGTCTTTCACATCTGGTACTGCAGATACATTGAATACTGGTAAAGTTCTTCGTGTATTTAGAAGTGACGGTGATATTAATCAGCCGTGCAGAAAAGTCGATGCTTTGCAGAAAGGGCGTTTTTCAGATAATGAGGATATGAATTATGCTACCATTACAGACCCTGTATTTTATGTTGAAAATAACTCATTGGATGTTTTACCTATTGGGGGTTCTGTTACATATTCAGAAGTCCAATATCCATCAGTGGCTTTCGGAGATTCAGCAATATCAGTATTTCCAGATGAAGCTGAATATTTAGTTCCTTTATACGCATCCGTAAAAGCATTGCAGAATGTTTTAGGTGACAAATCATCTAATTCTGATATTACTACTGCTCTTACTGCTATTAATACTGAGCTTGATGAAACTCAGGCTGTGTGTGATTTAGTTAACACGCAAATTGATAGTGCTGTAACTGCTGTATCAAGTGCATCAACTGAAATAGCATCTGCAAATGCAGAAGTAGATAAGATGGCTGCTGAAGGTGTCAATGATAATGCAGAGTTAGATAAGGCTACTGCTGAATTAGCTGAAGCTGCCACGTTAGTTGATAGTTCTATAGATACTGCAACAGCCGCTATTGTAACTGCTGCTGGAAGAATTAATACTGCTGTAGGACTTGCCAATGGACAGTTTGATGCCGGGGTATTGGAAGCGGCACAGGCTGAGGGCGAGGCTGATGACGGCAAGATTGATACTGTTTTAGATTTAATAAATACACAAGCTGATAATGCAGTCACTAATGTATCAGATGTTAGAACTGCATTAGCGAGTGCTAATACCCGAATAGCCACAGCCAAAGCAGAAATAGATATAGCTAAAACAGAGGCAGCTGAGATAGCGACGCAAACAGATAATGCAGGTGACCTTGAAACTGCGTGCGATGCAATGGCTACAGAATTAAATAGAGTTGATGAAATTATAGATTTAGCAAATGACGAATTTGATGAGGTTGCTGTTGAAGTGAGCGCTACTGCTACATCTCCTATATCAGCGGCGAGGACAGCGGTTCCGTCTATTATTAACGTGAGCGATTTAAGTATAGCTGCAGTGCCTCCAGATGTACCGACAATTACAGCATCTACTGTAAGTTTTAGCACTACAGCTCCGTCCTATGCTTCACCCACTACTACAATTAGTGGGACAGCATGGGCAACCGCATATCCCGATGAATACACCGCTTTAAATACAGCTTTGGGAGCTATAACTACTGAAGTTGGTTTAGCTAAAACAGAGGTAGCTGAAATAGTTACACAGACTGATAATTCTAGTGACTTTGCTACAGCACTTACTGCTATAAATACCGAGCTAGATAAGGTTGATGATGTTATCGTAGAGGCTAGTACAGAGTTTGATGAGGCAAAAAATCTTACTGCCGCATATAATTCTGGGGCTATCGCTACTGCTTTGACTGCAATAAACACAGAGCTTGATGAAACTCTTAGTATTGCAGATAATATACATACCGAGGCGGCTTTGATTAATTCATCTTCAGATAGTGCGCTTGCAGAAGTAATTCTAGCAAACGCTGAAGTAGATAAGATGGCGGCTGAAACAGCTTTAGACAATGCAGAATTAGATAAAGCCACAGCAGAATTAGCTGAGGCTGTTACATTAGTTGATAATGGTATTGATACAGCCACAGCGGCTATTGCCACAGCGGCTGGACGTATAAACACCGCAGTAGGATTAGCCAACGCTGAGTTTGATAAATGTGATACAATGTTAGCTTTAGGTGAGGCCGATAGTGAGAGTGCTGTTAACACTGCTTTGACTGCTGTTAACGCGGAGATAGATGAATGCTTGGCTTTAGCGGATTCAATGAGCGCAGAGACTGTTTTGGCTAACGCAGAAGTTGATAAGGCTTTTGCAGAAGTAGCTTTGGCTAACACCGAGGTAGACCTTGCTAACCCTGAAGTAGACTTGGCAAAGGCAGAGGTAGGTGAGGCTGTTACTCTCATAGATGCTAATATTGATACAGCCGCTACAGCAATAAACACAGCAGTGGACAGAGTTAATGCGGCAGTATTATTAGCTAACGTACAATTTGATAGTGCTGTAACCGCTAACGGAAACGAAGATATTGAGCTTGCGCAATCACACGTGCAAGCTGGACAGGGATATATAGCTGAAGCAAGGGGTTCGTTAGACGAAGCAAGAGGATATGTTGAAGAGGTAAATGCTAGGGTGAGTCAAGCACAAGGACAAATTAGAGTTTCTGAAGGATATATAGGCACAGCGAGAGGATATGGAGAAGCGGCTCAAGGATATATTGCTACTGCAAATGGTTATATTAAAACAGCACAAGGATATGTTTCTACTGCTCAGTCATATGGTGCGGAGATACAAAGTAAGTTAAATATTGCTAGTGGTTACGGT